AGGAGGCGGAGGATGTCGGACTGGAAAAGCGAGGCGATCCGCCTCAAGCTCGACGAACGACTGACATGGAGCGATCTCGTTGAGAGATACAAGCACCTATTCCCGGCGTTGACGTTGGAGCAGGTGCGCAACAAGGTACGCGACGCGGTGAGGAACTCGCCGGAGTACAAAAAGCAGGCGCGACCTGAACCGCCGACCGACTGCAAGCGCTCCGAGGAGTGGAACGCCGCCAAAGGCGAGTACACGTCCGACCGGCTCATTGAGATCTGCGAGCAGGACGAGATAACGCCAGAGCTGATCCTCAAGGCGCACGGGCTCAAGCCGGGCATGTGGGAGGTCGTCAGCTACCGCAACAACTACTGGCATTCACAGGTCAAGGGCGGCAAGCGGTTGGTGATGTATCAATCCAAGCTGACTGCGAAGCCTCTTGCCCGTGGGCTGGATCTCGACGAGATTGCGCGGCACTACTCGGAGATGGATCGCACGTACCGCACGCCACAGATCGCGGTCAAGCGCGAGGGCGCACACCGGATGGCGGAGGTCAACATCGCAGATCTGCACCTCGGTAAGCTGTGCTGGCACGGTGACACCGGCGAGAATTACGACATCAAGATCGGGCGGGACGTGTTCCGCCGGATTGTGGGAGAGATCGCGGATCAGCTCCGAGGCATGGCCTTGGAGTACATAACATTCGTCTGGTGTAACGACTTTTTCAATTCTGACACCATCGACAAGACTACGACCGCAGGCACACCGCAGGACACGGACGTCCGTTGGCAGAAGCTGTTCAATCTCGGCGTGGATCTGCTGGTCGAGGCGACAGACATCTTCGCGGGCATCGCGCCGGTCAGGATGTTCTACACGGCGTCCAATCACGACGAGCTGACATCTTACCACGCAATCAAATATTTATCCGCATGGTTTCGTGGCGACGAGCGCGTTGAAATCGACACGGACGCAATGCCGCGCAAGTACATGCTTTACGGCATTACGCTTCTGGGCTTCGGGCACGGCGAGAAAGAGGGCTCGGGCGGGAGCAGGGACAAGGCGTCCCGGCTCGCCTCCATGATGCCGATCGAGGCGCCGGAGCTTTGGGGACATGCCAAGTGCAGGGAGTTCCATGCTGGGCATCTGCACAGTGAGCAGATGATCCAAGAGATCAACGGCGTCATCGTGCGTCGGATCAGTGCGCCGCCTGCCGCCGACACCTACCACGTCAAGCACGGGTACATTGGCGCGGTACGTAAGGCGCAGACGTTTCTGTACGACCGAGAGCGGGGGCTCTTGCAGATCATCAACACGCCAGTGTAATCAAGTTTAGTGGGTCATGCCGGGCGACTTCCTCCCGTTCGGCATGGGGAGCGCTCCATTATGGCGAATCCGGACGATAGTATGCCGGTATTATGCCGCGACACGAGAGGTGGGGCTCGGGGCGCACGATTTGACGGGGGGGATGGGGAACGCACCGAGGGGAGGGTGATCGATATGCTAGGAGCTGGCATTGGCATTGGTGTATGTATCGCGTTGCTTGTTTGGAAGCTGTTGGCGGAGCCATCGGAGGCGCGGGTGTCCGGTCGCGGAATACCGAGTCCGAGATATAGGATACCACCTCCGCCCAAGCGCGAGGGTTAAGGAGATAACACATGGCGAGTATAGGGCGGCGCTTTTGCCGGGTACCGGGATGCCCTAATCTGGTGAGCGGCTCAAGCTCGTATTGCACCGATCACAAGGACATCGAGGCAGAGGTAGAGCGGCGTAGGGATGCGCGGCGTGGCAGCTCACGCGAGCGTGGTTACACCACGCGTTGGGACAAGTACAGCAAGCGCTATCTGGCACAACCAGACCATCAGTTTTGTGTGCTGCATCTGGATGCGGGGTGCGCTATCGTTTCGCAATGCGTAGACCACATAGACCCGCCTATTGATGCTTGTGATCCAAAGTTTTGGGACAAAAACAATCATCAACCAGCTTGCATCCATTGCAACTCGGTCAAAGGCCACCGCAAAATCGTCGGTCACTGGCGGCTGGGCGAGGGGTAGGGGCGGGGTAAATCCCTGTAAAATAGGCGATTGGAACCGCGCGCCTACATCAGCGCAGGATTTTTTCCCAGTGTGGGAGCTTGAGGAGGTGAGGATGATGCCGGACAGCAGGGCGAAGCCGCTTAGTTTAATCGAGGGGCACAGGACAAAGGCTGAGTTGGCGGCACGCGCCGCTGGTGAAAAGGCATTGTCCAGCGCTGAGAAAATGAAAGCGCCTGTGGGAGCCGCGAAGAACAAGGCGGCTTACGCGCACTGGAAGCGCATCCTGCAAATCCTGGCAGGGGTTAAACTGAACGAGGCGTTTTACGAGCGCGTGATCTGGCGCTACTGCCTGTTGCTCGCGGAGCACGACCAGTTGACGGCGGAGCGCGAAGCGCGGGCGGAGGACTTAGAGGACATTCGCAACGAGAGGAACGGCGCGCTTGGCGGGATGGAGCCGGCGGAATATTACGCGCTGTTGGATACGCGCATTCGCGCGCTGGATCTCGCGGACAAAGCCGTGGCTAAGAAGCGCGACCAGCTGCTTGCCATCGAGAAAGAGAACCTCATGACGGTGCAGGGCAAACTGCGCGCGGTGCCCAAGAAGCCGGACAAGGAAAAGCCCAGCGGGATCGCCGCATTCCGCCAAGCGCGCAGCGGGTAGCCGGGATAGCGGCATATGTTTGACGAGAAGCGCGCGCGGGAACGGATCGAGTTTTTAGAGCTGACGCGCCTGACCGGCGACTTTTACGGTCAGCCGTTTACGCTTTTGCCCTGGCAAAAAGAGGTCGTCGGTCAGGTATACGGCACGGTGACAGAGGGTGGGCGACGGCAGTACCGTTACGCATACCTTGAGCTGCCAAAGAAAAACGGCAAGACTGAGCTGATTGCCAGCATGGCGCTCGACCACTGCCTGAACGACCCGCCGTCAGGGCAAATCTACTGCTGCGCGGCCGAGCGTGAACAGGCGTCGCTTGTGTACATCGCCGCCAAACAGAAAATCGAGCAAGACGAGTACCTCGAGAGCGTCATGCGCGTGGTGGACAGCAAAAAAGAGATCTACAACACGGAAACCGGCACGTTCATCAAGGTTTTGAGCGCGGAAGCGTACTCAAAGCACGGCCTAAACCCAACAGTCATCATCTTCGACGAGCTTCACGCGCTGCAAAAGCGCGACCTGTGGGACGTCATGACGTTTGGCTCGGGCGCGGCTCGAAAAAACCAGCTGATTTGGATCATCACGACGGCTGGTGACGACCCAGACCGGAACACCGTCGGTTGGGAGCAGCACGAGTACGCGCGCAAGGTGCGAGACGGCGAGATTACAGATCCTTCGTGGTACGTCAAAATCTACGGCTACGAAGGCGACGACATCTACAACGAGGAAAATTGGTACAAGGCGAACCCGTCACTTGGATACACAATTGACATCGAGAACGTGCGTCAGGAAGCGCTCGCGGCGAGGAACAGCGAGCCTGCCGAGCGGCTTTTTCGATGGCTGCGGCTCAATCAGTGGGTCGCGACCAAGAAAATCGGCTGGCTGCCGATCACGCTTTGGGACAAGACGCAAGGCGAGTGGACGCGCGAGAGCCTCAAGGGGCACGAGTGCTACATGGGGCTCGACCTTTCATCCACAACCGATCTGACGGCCGCCGCCATGCTCTTCCCGCCGCGCGGGAATGAACCGTGGCGGTTTTTTGTGGACGCATGGATCCCGGAGGACAACATGCGCGAGCGCGAAGACCGCGACCACGTGCCGTTTGGCGAATGGGTAAAAAAGGGATATGTGCGCGCGACGCCCGGGAGTTGCGTGGATTACGCCATTGTCGCCCAGAACATCGACCGGATGATGCGCGACTACAAGGTCAAGTATCTATGCGCGGACAAGTGGCGGCTCGAAAGCATGATGCCTCTCATGGACGCGGAGCTGTCAAAGGACAAGATCATCACCATACCGCAGAACATTGAGGGCATGTCGCCCGCAATGAAGGAAATCGAACGGATGATGTACGCGGGAGAGATCGAGCACGAAGCGAACCCGTGCGGGCGCTGGGCGTTTGGCAATGTCCGCGTGGCGATGGACGGAAACGAAAACTTGAAGCCGCATAAAGGGCGCTCGATCGACCGCATCGACCCGATTGTGGCGCTGATCAACGCGATGGCGGCGGCGGTGCGGCTGGAACACAAGAGATCTGTTTATGAGACGCGCGGGTTGCGCATGTTGTGAGGTGACGGAATGAAATTCAAACTACTGGGGCGGTCGGTTGAGGTCAGGGTCCGAAACCTCGAGCGCATGCCGAGCCCGTCAGATGATTCGGCGTGGCTAAGCTACCTTGCCGGGCAGGGGTACGCAGTGAGCGCAGACACGGCAATTAAAGTCTCGGCGGTGTTTCGCTGCGTCGACCTGCTCTCAAAGACAATGGCGTCGCTGCCGCTCCACATGCTTGAGGACACGCCGCGCGGGAGCGAGAAGGCAAAGAGGCATCCGCTGTACGGGCTGGTTTATACGCTGCCAAACGAGCACACAACCGCCTACGAGTTTTGGCAGATGTTTGTTGCGAATCTGCTTTTGACGCGCGGCGGGTACGCGAAAATCGAGCGCGACAGACGGGGCTACATCCGCGCGCTGTGGAACATTCCGACGCGGGCGATTTACGAGGAAGGCACGAACAAAGTAAACGGCGAGCGGTTCATCCGCGTCGCGCTCGGCGACGGGCAAACGGAAACCCTGCGCACGGGCGACTTTTTACATGTGCCGAACTTCCGGTTTTCGAGCGCCACAGACTCCGAGGATCCGATGGCGATTGCCGCGGACGTGCTCGGGCTGACCCGTGACCTCTCCACATACGCGCAGGCGACATTCTTGCAAGGCGTGAACCCGGGCGGGTTTATCGAGGTACCGGACGGCATGGGCGAGGTCGCGTATGCGCGGCTCAAAGAGGATTTTGCAAAGAATTATGCGGGCGCGCAAAACAGCGGGCGGTTCCTGATCCTCGAGGAAGGCGCGAAAGCGAACATTTTCACGCGCGACCTCGAAAAGACGCAGGCGCTCGAATCGCGGAAGTTTGCGGTGACGGAGATTTGCCGCCTGTTTGGCGTCCCTGCGCACCTGTGCATGGACATGGAGCACGCGACGTTCTCGAACATCGAGCAGCAGAGCCGGGAGTTTGTGCGCGACGCAATCAACCCGTTGCAAGTGCGCATCGAGCAGGCCATGTATCGCGATCTGTTGACGGAGCGCGAGCGCGCGCGGTACTATTTCAAGTTCAACACGGAGGGCTTCCTGCGGGGCGATACGGCGGCGCGAACGGCGTACTACTCCGCCATGCGCCAGAACGGCATCATGTCCGCGAATGAGATTCGCGCGCTGGAGGACATGAACAAGCTGGACGGCGCGGCGGGCGACATTGTGGCGATCAACGGCAACATGATTGCGCTTGAAAACGTGCCGCTGAACATCCCGAAGGGCGCGCAGAAAGCAGAAAGCGGTGGTGCGAAGTGAAAAAGTTCTGGAACTTCAAGGGCTCCGGCGACAAGCGCGCGGAGCTCTTGCTCTACGGCGACATCTCCGACGCCACATGGCGGGGCGACGAGGTGACGCCGAAGCAGTTTAAGGCGGACATGGACGCATTGGGCGACGTCGCAAAAATGGACATTCACGTCAACTCCGGGGGAGGGGATGTGTTCGCGGGCATGGCAATCTACAACATGCTCAAGCGCCACGCCGCGCAGAAAACCGTGTACGTCGACGGGCTCGCGGCGTCGATCGCGTCTGTGATCGCGATGGCGGGCGACAAGATCGTGATGCCCGAGAACGCCATGATGATGATCCACAACGCGTGGACGATTGCGGGCGGGAACAAGGAAAAGCTTCGCAAGATCGCCGACGAGATGGACAAGATCGACGGGTTGATCGCGGGCGTGTACGCTGCACGCGCCGGACGCGATCGGCCGGAATACAGCGCGCTGATGGACGCCGAAACGTGGTTTACCGCGCAGGAGGCGGTGGACGCCGGGCTTGCGGACGAGATCGAGGCGAGCAAAAAGATCGCAGCGAGCATCGACGGGGAATTTTTGAACATGAACGGGGTCAAGGTCGACCTGTCGCGCTACAAAAACGCGACAAAACCCAAGAGCATCGCGCCAGAGAGCGCGGAACCGCCGCAGGGCGGTTTTTTCATGCCTGACAACGGGGGCGAAAGCCAGCCCGCAGCAGATAGCAACCAGGCGCTTGAGACACAGCGCAGACACTTTTTCGACCTGCGAAAAAAATTATTGGGGGTATAGAGCACATGGCCAAGATTTTCGAGATGAAGCAGAACCGGGCGGAGCTGACGGCGCAGATTCGCGCGCTCATGGACAAGTACGACGGCGCCGAGATGACCGCCGAGGACAAGGGCATCCTCGCCAAGATGGAGGGTGACTTTGACGCGCTGGGCGCGCGCATCGACGCCGAGGAAAAGCAGCTGGCGCGCGAGCGCGCTGCGGGCGAGGTGGCCGACGAGAACGACCGCAAGCCTACTGACAAGGCGCGTGAGCTGTTTGCGCAGGCGCTCGGCGGCTCTGCGGAGGCGATCCGCGAGTTCAGAAACGCCAGCTCGACGCTCGGCAGCGATGCGCAGGCGGGCTACCTGACCGCGCCCGTGCAGTTTGTGCAGAAGCTCATCAAGGGGCTTGACGATCAGGTGTTTATTCGCGGGCTGTCGACCGTGGTTGGCCCCATTGGCGCGGCGCAGTCGCTGGGCTTCCCGGTGCTCACCACCGACGCGTCCGATGCGGACTGGACGACCGAGGTTGCGCAGGCCGGCGACGAGACGACCATCGCATTTGGCCGCCGCGAGTTCAAACCGAACCGCTTGGCAAAGCGCATCAAGATCAGCGACACGCTCATGCGCCACGCGCCGATGGCGGAGGAGACCATCCTCTCCCGGCTGCGCTACAAGCTCGGCGTCGCGCAGGAGCAGGCATACATGACCGGAGATGGCTCAAATAAACCGCTGGGCATCTTCACGGCGCACGCCGACGGCATCCCGACGACCCGCGACGTGTCGACGGGCAACACCGCAACCGCCGTTACCTTTGACGGCCTGCTCAATGCCAAGTACAGCCTGAAGCAGGGTTACCAGCGCGGTGCGAGCTGGATTATGCACCGCGACCTCGTCAAAGCCTTGACCAAGATCAAGGACGGTGATGGGCAGTACGTCTGGCAGCCGTCTGTCCAGTTCGGCACGCCCGACATGCTGCTCGGTGCTCCTGTGCACATGAGCGAGTTCGCGCCCAACACCTACACGACCGGCCTTTATGCGGCGGTGTACGGTGACTTCAAGGCAGGCTATTGGGTCTGCGACGCCGATCAGGTTTACCTCAAGGTGCTCAATGAGCTCTACGCCGAGTATAACCAGATCGGGTACGTCGTGCACTACTTCGGCGACGGCGCGCCTGTGCTCCCCGAGGCGTTTGCGCGCGTCAAGATGGGTTAAGGAGGCGGCGTAAATGGCGGGCATCTTGGCGAACCAGTTTAAGCTGGTGAAGCTGCTGGGCAACACGGTGGCGGACACAGACCAGGACGAAGTGACAGGTAACGCGATTGACGCGCGCGGTTTCGACCGCGCGCTGTTCATCCTCCAGCTGGGCGCGGTCACCGCAACCGGCACGCTGACGCTCAACGTGCAGGAGGGTGCGGAAGCGGCTGGGGACTTCGTCGACATCGCGGGTGCAAATCTCGGAGAGTCCGCGCTCGTGCTGACCGGAAAGAGCGACAATGAGATCTTCATGGACGTTCCGGTCAACGAGGGCTATCTCAAAGTGCAGTATCAGCGCGCGACCGCAAATGTCGAGATCGACGTGCTGAATGTGATCCTCTACAACCCGAAAAAGCTCCCGGTCGCTGACAACTCGACGCTGCTCAAGGAGGTGATCGTGTGAGCGACTTTGTTTTCAAGACGGCCGCCAACGGCGCGCTGATCGCAAACGGTGTGAACATCGTAACCGGCGGCACGGCAGGGCTTGCGGGGCTGACACTCCGCACGCCGTACCCCGGCGAGCGCTGCATTATCCGGCTGGACAGCATCACGTCGTCGAAAACCGCCATCGTGACCGTGGTGGATGGCACGCTCGACGGCACAAACAATACCGCGACGTTTGACGCGGCAGGCGAAGCGCTTGAGCTGGTCTACGACGACTCAGGCAAGTGGGCAGTCGCGCTCAACGTCGGCGGCGTGGTGCTCTCGGCGGTATAACGACAACGGCGCAGAAGGAGGTGGCGAGATGATCCCTTACAAGGTGCTGACGGTGGTCGGTGAGCCGGTGTCGCTTGATGCCGCGAAGATGCACATCAAAGCACTGCCGGGCGAGTACGACGAGGATGACGACATCATACTCCCAATGATCCGGGCGGCGCGCGAATACTGCGAGAACATCACAGGGCGCGCGCTCACGACGCAGACGATCAAGGCATATCCCTCGCCTCTCCTGCGCGTCGTGCGGCTCCCAAAACCGCCGATCATCTCAATCACTGCCGTCCGCTACTTTGGCGCGGACGGCAGTGCTGTTGAGGCGGCAAGCAACGATTATGTTTTGGACGATGTGGCCGGGAACGTCGTCCTTTTGCGTGTGCCGGGCGTCGCGCTTCGGGCGGTCAATCCGATTGAGATTGAGTATGAAGCCGGATACGAAGCACTGCCCGACCTGATCAGGCAGGCGATGCTGCTCCTCATTGGGCATTGGTACATCAACCGTGAGGCGGTCGCAACAGGCGCGGTGACGACGGTCGAGATCGAGATGACGACGCGCGCGCTCCTGCGGCAGTACAGGGTCTGGTGGTTTTAATGGCTAAGTTTGCGAGAGCGGGCGAGATGCGCACGCGTATCACCGTCAAGCTGCCGACGAAGGGCATTGACGCAGACGGGTTTGCGACCGAGACGGAGGCAGCGGTATTCCCGGGCAAGGTTTGGTGCAAGTGGGTTTGGCAGCACGGCACGGAAGTGTTTGAGAACATGCGGCTCAATCTCGGACAGGTCGCGACGATCACCATGCCATACACGGACAAGATCACGCCGCGCTGCCGCATCTGGAGAGAGGGCGAAACGGGCGCGGATAACGCGTGGGAGATCGTCTCTATTGACAATGTCGAGGAGGGGCGCAGATACCTAGAGATCAAAGTGCGAAGGGACGTGAAGGCGTGAGCGTGGCATCCGACATCAAAGCCGCTGTCGCATTCACGGGGCTCCCGTGCGCGCAAGTGAGTTACGACGGCGATGCAGATACCTACTTTGTGTTCAACATGGACGCGATCCCGGATAACTTCGCGGACGACGAGGCGCAGGCGGATCGCTGGCTTGTGCAGCTACACCTATTCGCGCCGTTCAAGCGCAATACGATGGAGCTGCGGCGGCAGATCCGTGCGGCGATCCGTGATGTACTTGGCGACTATCCGTCGCTCGTTGACGCGTCCGAGGGTGTGCGCGCAGCGGACGGGACGGAGCAACACATCGTGTTCGAGTTTGAGATTGCGACGGGGGTGGAGTGATGTTTGCGGTCAGCCACATCGGGCTTGAGGCGCTGAAACAGGCGCTCGAAAACATCGAGAGCATCCCGGACGATGTCCAGAAGGACATGCTCAACGCACAGGCGGACGTGGTCGTCGATGCGCAGGTGTACACCGCCGGGACGATGCTGCAAGGCCCTTACTACAAGGGCGGCGTCGCAAGGTCGGTCTTCAAATCGAAGCCGCGCAAGAAAAAGAGCGGACTCTACATCGACATCGGATTTCGGGGCACGCAACACGGAAACCGGCTTGCGGAGATCGCGTTTGTGAACGAGTACGGCAAAAAGAGCCAGCCGGCGCGCGCGTTCATCAAGCACGCGAACGAGATCAGCGCGGAAGCAAGCGCAACGGCCGGCTACGACGTGTACGACAGGTGGCTCAACAAAAACGGCCTATAAGGAGGCACATACATGGCAACGATGGGACTTAAATACATGGCTTGGGCGCAGATGGCGACCGAGCCCGCGGCAGCGATCCCGACATATAGCGCAGGCGTCGCGCTGGGCAAGGCGGTATCAGTCAATGTCTCGATGTCAAACGCGGAGGGCGAGCTGTACGCCGACGACATGCTCGCGGAGTACGTGAGCGAGTTCTCGAGCGCGGAGCTCACCGCCGAGGTGGACAACATCAGCCTTGAGAATCAGGCGAAGCTCTACGGCGCGACATACGCGAGCGATGAGTTCAAGCTCTCGGCAAACGACAACGCGCCGCTCGGTGGCGTGGGCGGCTATCAGGTGCTGATGGTCGGCGGTGTACGCAAGTACCGCGCATGGTTCTACCCCAAAGCACGCGCGAGCGTGCCGGACTGGGACGGCGCGACAAAGGGCAGCTCCATTTCATTCGGCACACAGCCGATCAAGATGAAAATCATGGCGCCGGTCTTTGGCCCCTGGTACTACGTCAAGGAGTTCGCGACCGAGGCCGCTGCCAAGGCTTACATCGACACCAAACTCGGCGTCGCGGACTGGTACATGATTGACGTCCAGGTGCAGGGCGCAACCACTGGCAAGAGCGCAACGCCGGAAGGCGTGCGCAGGGTTTCCGTTTGCCCGT